TTGGTTATACAGTAGGAGATCACTTTGATAAGGTAGACCAAATACACACTACAATGCTTTTGAGACAAACCCTAAGTAGTAATAGTGATGGTCAAATGTCTACTTGGATAAACAAACAAAAAGGGTTTAGTGTAACACAGGGCCCTGTTGCAACAAAGGGTAATTGTAGAGAGTTTGTATCTAATGTTGCCGTTGGAAAAGAGTTTCGTAAATTGAGAGGCACTGCTTGTTTAGAAAATAAAGTATGGGTTATGAAAAATGTTTATTAAATTAACCCTTGACAAATCTTTTCTACTATAGTATATTTACAATATGACAATGCATCTATTACCAGTTTATTTTAGTACAACTAATACTAGTATTAAACGCAAGAAACTCAAAAAACCTAAATCTCTCCTAAAGGCAGAGGCTAATCATAAAAAGTTTCTTGATAAGATTCGGGGATGTAGCTCATTTGGGAGAGCATCTGCTTTGCAAGCAGAAGGTAGTCGGTTCGATCCCGTCCATCTCCACCACAGAATTCCCGATTTACCACCACTTTCTGATGTTATTCCAGTAGGAGTAGCACCAAAGAAAAAGCTGATAAATCATAATTTCACGATTGCACCAGCTTATAATAAAGGTGCATATCAAGTAATCACTAAAGATAATATAAAGGATATTGGAAAATGATAATAGGTTTAACAGTTTTAGGCGGAATCATAGTTGCAAATACAGCAATGGTCGTGGTCGATAGTTTAATCACGATGATATTTTAAATGAAAATTGATGTTAGAAATAATAATGTGGATAAAGCATTAAAAATTCTCAAGAAGAAACTTCAAGAAGATGGGGTTTTTAATGAAATACGAGAACGTGAATTTTATATGACTAAAGGTGAAAAAAAGAGAAAATCACTTGCAGCTGCAATTCGCAGAGATCAAAAAATAAAACAAAAAAGATTTGAAGAATTTGGATATTAGTCTTGGTTCATGACATAGAAAAAGGTACACCATTAAAAGAGCATCATCAATTAGTTTGGTATGTTAAATGGGCATCATCTATTTGTATTGTGTTTGCAATGATAGCAACTACTAATAATTTATATCCATATAATATGATTCTTCAGTTTAGTGGTTGCTTAGGTTGGTTGTGGGTTGCTATTAAATGGAATGATAGATCATTAATCATAGTAAATGCTGTAGCGTGTGCAATATTTATAAATGGTTTTATTATGTTTTTTAAGGAAGTTCAATAATGAAAATAGATGTGGGTAAAATTGAATGGGAAGTTAAAGATGACTTCTTGTCTCCAGAAGAATTTGAGAAAACAAGAAAAATAATTATGGGTAGTGATTTACCTTGGAATTATAGTTACAATGTAGCAGCTGCAACACCAGAAGAAGAGATGTACTTTATGCATATGTTTTATATGGGCCTTACAGATAAACCAGCATATGATGATGATGGAAATATGGTTCCACCAGAAAAAAGTCCTTATTATGGGGCTATTGAACCAATCATAGAAAAAATTCCACATCAAATATTACTAAAAATAAAAGCAAATCTTTATGTTAAAACAGAAAATCGAGTGCATCATCCATCTCATGTAGATACTGTCTTTCCAAGTAAGGCAGCAATATTCTATTTAAATACTAATGATGGATTTACTGTACTAGAAGATGGCACAGAGATTGCTAGTGTCGCAAATAGGATATTGATTTTTGATCCTACTGAACCACATCATAGTACAACTTGCACTGATAATAAACGCCGTGTAAATATTAATATTAACTATCTATAGAGGATAATATGGTTAGAAAGAAAATAACTGCAACTACAGATAATAGTGATTGGAAGAGGCCTAAGGTTAAGAAGAAACGTAAACCTATGACAGAGAAGCAACGTGTTGCTGCAGCAGAACGTCTTGCAAAAGTTCGTGAAAAGAAACTCGCAGAAAATCCAAACTATGGTAAAAGTAACATTCATGAATCTCTTTGGGACTTACCAAAAGATCATCAATTACACCCTGCCAAGATAAAGAAGTGGATCAAGACTCAGAAAGAACTTGCTACCTCTGAACGCTCTTCTGTACGAAATGATGTAAAAGGTGCCATTGCTAGACTAGCATGGCATGAAGGTTATATCACTGATATGCAAAGATATCTAAAACATGGTGATTGGAGTTCCAATTTCTATGGTGAACATCAAGAAAAAAAAATATGTTGGCGTAATGTCACTCTTGGTTACTATTGGTCTGGGCCAAATAAAGGAAAACCAAAACGTAATGTGGGAACATTTTATCCAGACTTAGATATGGTTTGGGAAAAAGGTATGGAAGAATGACTGTTTTATACTCTGAAAAAAAACAGAAAGAAATTATCGATAAATTTCAAGCATTACTAAAAAAAGCTGATAATTTCCCAAGGGATCAAGACCCAAGTGACTATAAAGTATTTTGGGTTGCTTTAAGAGGAGAAGGCGCTAATTTATTAGGTCTTACTAATTATTTATTGTCAATGTTAGAAATAATAGATTCATTACCAAAAGAAAAGATCGATATAGAAAATGATTGAAACACCACCTTCAGCTGAAATTATAAGGGGCCCTTGGAAGCAAACAACAAATACTCCAACAAAAGACCAAATTAATAAAGCAAAAGAACTTGTGTTTTGTGATGAAATTGCTCATACTTGTGTAATAGGTATTTTAGAAACATTAGTTGAAAATGGAGTAGACACTAATGACATTTCTTTTATTAGAGATATTACATTTGTGGGAGAATCGATAAAAGCAACAATATTATCAACACATGGATTGGAACATCCAATACAAGAGCTAATTGAATATACTACTGGTTTTGAAGTTGATCCAGATAAGGATGATTCCCAACTTGATTGTCAAATAAACCACAAAGCTATTACTGATATGATTAATAGTTACACAAATATAATGGAGCCCCCTGATGATATTGGTTGATATGAGTCAAATCATGATGGCAAGCATTATGATGCACTTACATATGCAAAAAGAAAAACAAATCGATGAGAATATGGTAAGGCATATGATTCTTAATTCGTTACGTATGTATCGTACAAGATTTATATCTGAGTTTGGAGAGCTTGTATTGTGCTATGACTCAAGACATTATTGGAGGCGTGACTATTTCCCAGAATATAAACATAGTCGCAGAAAAGGTAGAGAATCAGATTCCAAAAATTGGGATGAAATCTTTGGTTGCCTAAACAAGATCAAAGAAGAAATAAAAGATAATATGCCATACAAATTCTTAGAGGTATATGGTGCAGAGGCTGATGATATTATTGCAACTCTTTGTTCAGAATCCGCTGATGAAGTTATGATACTCTCTGGTGATAAAGATTTTATTCAGTTACAAATATATCCAAATGTAAAACAATATAGCCCTATTACCAAGAAAATGATAAATGGTTTAAACCCAGATGACTATCTAAAAGAACACGTTCTAAAAGGTGATACTAGTGATGGTGTTCCTAATGTTCTTTCACCAGACAATTCTTTTGTAGATGGTATCCGACAGAAACCACTAAGTAAGAAGAAGATAACTGCAATGATAGATGGTGACTTTCCAAATGATGAGATTAAAAGAAACTATCAAAGGAATAAAACTCTGATTGATCTAGGATGTGCTCCAGATGAACTACGAACAGAAATATTGAATATATATAAAGAGGCACCACAAAATGAACGCAGTAAAATACTAAACTATTTTATAAAACAAAGACTAAAAACACTTACAGAATCTATAGGAGAATTTTAATAATGGAACTGTTAATATCTGAAATCTTAGACAAGGTTTCTAAAATCAAATCAAAGAAAGAAAAGATTAATTGTCTGCGAGAGCATGATAGCGATTCCTTGCGTATGGTAATCAAATCTTCTTTTGATCCAAAAATCATATGGGCATTACCAGCTGGCGAAGTGCCGTATAAGGGAAATGATGCTCCTATTGGTACAGAACATAATGTTCTTGCATATGAAGCTCGTAAATTATACCATTTTCTTGAAGGTGGTAATAATGACATTAATCAGAACAAACGTGAAACAATGTTTGTTCAAATGTTAGAAGGTCTTCATGAAAGTGAAGCAGATGTTCTTGTTGCTGCAAAGGATAAGATTTTACACCAAAAATACAAAGGTCTATCTGAACCAGTTGTAAAGGAAGCATTCTCTTGGAATGACGAATTTATGAAGTTGGATGGTCCTGATCCCAGACAAGGCCGCTAAATAATTCAATCTTTTTTTGAGTTTCCTTTATAATCA